TCCATTTATTAGTATCTTACCTGTAATATACTATCATATTTAGAATTTGCCAAGTGGTTTTTGCAATTATTTTGCCAATTCATCCCCGCCGCAAGCGGACGGGGTTTTCTTGGCAGTTCTGTATAACAAAATCCTCTATTTTGTAATATATTTATAGAGGACTGTTCCTATATCGTCATCGTAATCGTAATATCCCCAATCCATATCACCTTCAAAGATTTCAGAGGCATTTTCCCTTTCTATCTTTTCAAGGTTCTTCTCAACCTTGTTCCAATCGCCATCGAAGTGTATGGCTCTATCGTCAATATATGCAACAGCAGGAACCTTCAATGAGGTTACATAATCGTAGGGGATGTCGTGCTTGTCAAGCCACTTTTCTACAGTTTCAATGCCTTTGTTGTAGTCAGGCACGTCGAGTGGACGTGCAGTAAAAACAACAATACAAAATCCCCTGTCTTTGAGTTTTTGTAGAAACTCCTTTGCTCCCTTGTGAGGAACATCGTATAATGTCCCATCGTGATATTTTTTTGAATACCTGTGTATAACACCGTCCAAGTCAACGCATATACGTTTACCCTTGGTTGTCTTTCTTCCTTTTTCTAACATCTTTTATTACCATGCCTATAAGATCGTGTAAGATTGTATTCGTGTTTTCTTTGAACCGCCTCTGCGATGTCTATACCCATCGCTCCACACACGTCCCATATACGAATGATGACATCGGCCAGTTCTTCCGAAAAACAACCGGGATGTCCTTCCGGTATGTGATTTCTATATCCTTCCAATGCTTCTGATAATTCGCTATGCATGAGACAGAGCAGTTCGGGTATCTGCCTTTCTCTATCCCACCATCCCTTGTCTTTTGCACACCGATGAATTTCTTCTGGGCTGATGATTTCAATCTTTTTCATTTTTCCACATCCTTTTCAATTTATCAAAAATAGTTTCCTTTTCACATTCGGTCTTTTCCTGTTCCTTCAAGAACATATAAACCAGATTTGCAAAGTCGTCAGGAGATATCGGGCCTTTATTCAGAGGATTATAATCCGACATAAACATGGGAGCAAATCTTGTATCGTATGATACCCAAGTATACAAATGTTCGAACCAAGCTAATTCGGAAAAATTTGGTGTGACAAAGGAATCAATCCTAAAGAGAGGAGTTGACCCACACTTTTTACAGACATAGATATTGTTGCCGAACCTGTCGGTCACGGTCATTATCTCATGCCAACACATACCCATTTGTAATGTAAGATATTTGTCTCTTTCAATCGACACGCAAAGATATTCCCCTGAAAGTTTCTACCACTTCTATTTATAATGGTATTATACTATTTTCAGGGGAATATGTAAATAACTCGACTACTTGTTACGGTTATTCCATGCTTCCTTATACAATCTGCCGACACAGAGGACAATGCCCAGAAAGAGTAGACCGATTGTAAATGTAGGTTCCATCTTCAACACTCCATCAATCCAGATGCCTAGGTATAGGCAGAGCATGGATGTTATTACGATTGAAAATCCATATGAACCCAACGAAAGTATGTAACGTAGTTGGTACATAACCAGCTCCTTAGCTGATAAGGTTCTTGATAAACTCTGCAACCGGAGAAGTGAACAGAGCAACCAACACCGTGTAAAGAGCGAAGGAACCAACTGTTTCACTCATTCGAAGTTTAGGATACTTACTCTGAAGCGAAACAATTGTCAGTCCACCGATAATGAGAGCGCCCAAATGGAAGTATGGGAAATTGACGCCGGCATTTGCGGTGGCCATACCTTCGGCAATACCGAATGTTGCGGTGATGAGAATAACTGCGATGGCTGTCATAATGGTTGTAAGGTGTTTCTTCATGGCTATAATCTCCTTTCGGGTTTATTTTGTTTTCTTACCATCCTTACATTGAGAAATCTATACCAACTTAACCGTTTTTTGAAAAATATTTTTTCTTGAATAATTTCAATTTGTTGGAGTGTTTTCGATGTGACGTAAAAAAAGAAACTAATTTTTTGGTAGGGTTTTTGAATAGGATGTTAAAACGTTTCATTTAGCGTTGAACGTTTCGTTCAACCTAATAACCATAATGATTTACAACTGTTAGAATACTGTCCAATTCTTCAATCATTTCAAGTGGTTCTTTTCCTCTACATCCACCATGATTTTCTCTTTCTTGAACATTATATCCATTTTCTGATATAAGTGTTTGATGCTCTTTTATGAGTTCAACTTCTCTTCTAATAGCTGTTTTTCTGTCTGTATGAAATTCAAGAATTTCCCATGAGAAATTATCGGTGCCAAACGATTTCAATGCAATCGTGAAGAGGGAATCTTTCTGTTTTGTTCCCTTTTCGTGTTCTTTCTTTCTGGTTTTGATACTTTTATTGGTTATCCCGATATAGGCTTTACCATTGATAGTATTTGTTGCTTTATATATCTTTATCATGATATTATTTATAAATAGTCTTATGAGACTAGAAAGATACCTATTGGAAAAAGTAAAAGACATTCGATGGTTTGAGTCACTACCTGACTATGACCCTCCATCAAAAATAAAGGAAGTGCAGAGAAAGCACGGACTGAAAACTCGATGGAAGGATGCTGGGAAGTCTTTCAAATTTTCAAGATATGTTGAGTTTGCAGATATCATAGCCGTGCCGGGGACGGCAGATGAAAAAACAATGTTACACGAACTTGGTCATGCGGCATATTTTCGATATAATTCAGATTGGATAAAGTCTCTTACACGACATATAAAGGAACAATATAAATCAAAAGTGCCCGGATGGTCATATAAGACATTCAAGTTTGATGATGATAATGAATACGCATATTCTCATTCTGGTGGAACAAACGAAGACAAGGAAATCTGGGCCATTCTATTTGCTCTATATCATACTGGATATAAATTTCCCGATGAAAAGATAAAACAGGCGATGAAGATAATATTCAAGGGATAAAAAGAAGGGAGCCACGAAATATGGCTCCCTTCTTGTAAAATTCCAATGTAATATTACAGTTCATCCAGTTCTCTCAATAGCTCCTCATCCGTATCATCCTTTGGAGCGTTCTTGAGAACCGTGTCTGGAACATCTTCTTCCTTCTTCATCTGAACCGACTTTTTTACTTCTGGTTCGGGTTCCGGCTTCGAACCACCGTTCTCACCAACCAACTTACCCTTGTATCTCTGCCACTCGTCCTTCACCAGTTCCCACAACATCTCGTTCTTGAGAATGGCGATGGTGTCTTCATCAGACATCATCTGTGACTTGATATACTCGTCAACATCGAAGGTGGATGCAAGAATTGTCTGAATCTGCTTATCGGTTCCAAGTGCAGAGTTCTTACGGGCAAATTCTGAATCTGCATAAACCGGCCATTGTTTTCCTTCCTTTGTTGGCTTTGTCGCCTTGACCTTCACGATAAAGTTATATCCATCCTCACCGGGGTCAAATACGGAAGCACCTAATCCATGCTTTGCATCTGTAATGGTGCTCTTGATTTTCGATTCAACTTCTGCTGGGAACTCGTAGAGCTTGACGGTTCCTGTTACCTTTGCAGAGTCCTCTGTCTTGTCAGCATCACGGGGGTCATCGACAATATAAATGTTGCCGACGAACTTTTCTTTTCTCTTGATAACACTTGCCTGTGCCTTGTCTGTTGCCGTTCCCATATACAGCTTTGAAGCTGCCGCACAGAACGGACACCAGTTATAAAAATCATAGGTTTTCGTGCAAAGCGGGAAATACCATCTCTCACCGGACTTGAAGCCGTGATAATAGAATTTCTTATAGAACTTCCCGTTGGGGTCTGGAAGGAAACGAATTTCGTATACCTTCGCCTTATCCTGTGTTCCCATTGATGGAGTCTGCCAAACGGTGTCTGACCTTCTGACCGTAGCCCCCTTCTTGGTTGATTCGTCGTTTTGACGCTCCTGCACAAATTCATCAAATAAATCTTTCTTTATCCATTTACTCATATTTTTTCTCCTTTATCTTATGTTTTTTCCATTTCCGTTTTCTGATACTTTTCTTTCAAGTTTTTCTACTCTTTCTGTCAAGTCGCTTACTTCTAGCCTCAATTTTCTTACAATTTCTTCAATCTGTTCCAATATTTGCCTGTTAGTTCTATAGGTAATCCTATCCATTCAATATCTCCCGTTATGGTTTTCTGAACAAAAATTGATACCCCCTATGTAACTCTTCGTATCCTATGTTTCTCAAGTATGGAATAAGATACTGACCTTTTCCAGCCAAAGTGTCCTGACTGATGATGTCGTCAATCAATACCAGAGAACCGGAACGAAGCCATTTCTCTGACATATTGAAAGCGTGCATGTGCATCTTTGCACTTTCTTCCAACTTACCACCATCACAATCCCATGCATCCAGATAGAGAAGGTCTACATATTCCAGTTTCATCCTTTCCATAAAACACAGAGCATCTGCACAAATCAGAAAAACATTCTTTTGTGGTATCTCATACTTTTTCAGTAGTTGATGAGAAACAAAAACATTCACAGACTCAATGTCTACAGAAATCAACATACCATTATATTGTGCAATATGATATGCAAAATGGATGGTTGAAAACCCGTCGCCTTCCCAATTTTCAGGATGTCGAACCATTCCATACTCAAGTATAATGGGATTGCGTTTTCTCAAAAGGTCAAGGGGTTTATCCATTGAGCTTTTTCGGAACGAACACTCCGGCGGTTTTATCATCGGCTGTAATCACCCCCTTTTTTATTTCATTGAGGTCGCTGACCTTATAGAGCTCTTTTATCTCTTGTGAATACTCCTTGTCATAAATCATTTTACCACCCGAAGGAGAGGTAGTCAACAAGTCCTTTCTTTTTATCTTTTTTGCCATCGTTTCTCCATACTATTCATTGATTGACTCTTTTATTCGAACCATAAAGGTTTCGATTCGCTTTACCTTTTCGAGATAGTCTCGATAATTGTCAACAATCAAGGGTATCATCGCACGGTCTTGGTCAGTAAGCCTTACTACGCCTTGGTCAATCAACCAGACAAGAAAATATTTGTCGATTCGATTCGTAAGATAGTGCGACACAGCGGCGGACAGGCGCCCGATTTGGAGCCTTCCGTATTGGACGAGAGGTGGAATGTCCGTTGGTTCAACCTGAACGGACCTGATAAACTTTTTTACAAACTTTGCTGATTCGATGATGGTTCTCTTCTCTATCTTTACTTCTCTCTTTTCGTTCTTGTCTTTTTCGATGTATAGTTTCAATAGTCTTCTGTCTAAAAATTTTGCGTATGTAAATGTCTTTCCAAACAGTTCAAATCCATATCTCATATATTTATCTATGTCAATGTTCTGCCAACGGGTTGAAAAATTCCTTGCTAATTTTTCCAGATTTTCTCGGTTGTTTGGTGACATCTTTGTCTGGCAGTAGTATTCGAAGTCTTTCGGTAGTTTGTAGGGTCTTGAGAAGAAATTTGATTGAGCTTTACGAAATGCGGTGTAGACATCAATGACTTCCATAACGCACCTTCCTAGAATGGTATAGTCTTGCCGAACAAGCCGAGGTAGGCGTTCACATACTGTTTGAGGTTTTTGTAGTTATTATCTTCCCACCACAACTGGTCTTTCACAGCCTGATAGTCGTGTTCCCAAGCAGTCTTTCGAAGGTCAACGTCCTCAGCAAGTTTTTCGATATAAGATATTATCTCACCATCCGAGGTTGCTTGTAAATGTGCGTTCTTATAAGGTTCAATTTTACTGTAGACTGCCGGGATTCCGGTAGCCACATATTCCAACATCTTGATATTGGATTTACATTCATTGAATAAACATTGATGTAGAGGAGCAATTCCAAAGTCCACGTCCAGACCTTTGATGAAGGATGGATACTCAAAAATATTTTTCCACCTGTGGATTTCAATCTTATCTCTCAAGTCAACGAGAAAAGGAGGCGGTGCTCCCGTTATTATCACCCATTGATATTTATCTACCGTTCCACGAATAAATTTTATCAACTCTTCGCCGAAATCGCTTCCTTCTCTTCCTTTCTGAATAGCAAAATGTGTCTCCGACCCCGCCCAAATGATACGAGGCTTCTTGGTTCTTGGTTCCCGAAGATGTTTTGGTTTGGGGTCGCCCCACATAAATTTGGGCAGATGGTTTGGTATGACATCAATATTCTTGTTATATTTTGAGTAAACCTTTTTCAGAGGTTCCGTAGAAACAGTTATACCGTTCACCATTCTCAAGATTTCTTCCGTATACTTGAGATTGGACATATAATAATCGTGAGCGATATTCCACTTCGGAATGTCGGTCAACAAATCGTCAATCTCATAGATAAGAGGGGTTTTTGTTTCATTCCCGATTGCTGACAAGAAACGATAGATAAGATTACGATGTGCCTCTGTTGCGGCTCTCTGGAACTGGACGAATGTAAAGTTCCGGTAGTAATCTTTCAGAGTTATAAAATATGCACTATAAAAGCCTGTAAACTGATAACCATCCTTGCGTAGGTGGGGAAGAAGCAGGTGCGGAAAGATAATTCGTATCGTCCCGCACCCCTGTGTATCACCAACATAGCTGAGAATGTTTATCCTAGCAGGCGGCTTGATTTCACTAACTGACAATTATCCGATATTCAACTTCTCCTTTCCACATCACACAGGAAAGTGATTTCCTCTCTGCTTATTAGGTAGACCAAGCATCTTCTTGGTCAATATCAGTTCTGGGCGATACCCCTGTCCGTGCGTTACTCTCATCGACCTCGACCTTCAACGGGCCTTTCTCTTTCATCAAGTGTCTCTGTAACACTTGGAAGGTCGGAAGTCCGACAGGGTTTCTCTTGGCGATAGAGCCGCTGTTGATGTTTTCAAGAACACCTTCGGCCTCTCTTGCCAGAGCGATGATATCATCGGGGGTCTTGAACTTTCGTGCCCATACCCATCTACCCCAGCAGTCAGGGTTTGCCTGATGGTAGTGAGAAAAGTCACGAAGACCTATCATCGTTTTTGTCGAAACCATTTTTACTTGGTCGCCCTCTGTAGTAATCTGGATGACCATCGGTGTAATCAGCTTCTTGGCATACTTGGGTTCGATTGGCTTTCTGTCGATAAACTTCGGCCAATAGACTGAACGGACGAACCAGATGATTTCATTCTTTCTGGCTCCCGGTGCAACGGACAGACCCTTCTGCATATGCTCCATCGTGAGAGGAGGCATAATCTGCGCTCGGTCAAGCCTCTTTTTCAGCTCTTCCTCTTTCTTCTCCATTTCCTCACGAATTTGGGAAACGAAGTTTGTCATATCCGTAACCTTCTGATGGATGACACCCTTGATGCTCTCAAGCCTCTTGTTCAGAGCGGTTTTATACTCCGCCTTGATTTCTTCCACGACATCAATCGGCGTGGTCTGGACGACCTGCAGTTTGAGAACCTTGTCGCCAATCCTCATCGTCACTCCCTTGAGAGTAACATCATCCACCTTTACGGTATCCAACGTAGCAAATGCCTCTTCCATATCCTTTCGGAGAGAACCTGCCACATCACTTTTGTCTTTCGTAACAGCCATGCTAACACACCTTTCTTCTTGTTGAGGGTTGAATTGAGTGGGGGCGTTGTGTCTTGCACACCCACCCCCTTCTCAATTAGAAACCAGCGACATCGTAGGGGCGAACCTCAATCTTGTCACCTTCGCTGATAAGCTCAGGAGCCATCGAGGGCTTGATTTCCGAACCGTTCAGAAACACTCTGAACTTTCCGAAACCCGCGTCCTTCGACAGTTGAAGAACAGCCTCCTTGAAGCTGGTGCCGGGGGTGAGGTCAAAGGTTGAACCGTTTACGATAGCCTGCGTGCGGCCCGTGAACGAACCCACTCTCTCATCAGCGCCATTCCATACATCTCTGTCCATACGAAACCTCCTCGAAAAATTTGAGACTTTATTTTTTTCCTACCGTAGTAGTCTTCAATATACCATAAATCGCACAGAATGTAAACATCCTAATTTTCCATTTTTGACATCAGGTAATATTTTTCAGAACCATCCTTCTTCTCCATAAAGGACATTCCAAGATTTTGTTCCCTTATATAAGTGAACGACAGTCTGAAATCAGAGAACCTTCTGCCAACAACATCCATCAGGTTGACGATGTTCTTATATTCGAAGCAAAGCGTCAGGTTGGGTTCCTTCACTTCCATCAGGTCAAACTTCACGGTATTGGACAGAGAGTTCTGCTTATCCGTTGTTTCCATATTGAAGATGTTGTTCTCAACGGAGAAGTAAACCTTTCCGAACCTCATACCGATTTTCTTTATCTTGTTGAAGTAGTTGACAAAGGCGTCGTCCAAGTCGAAGGTAATGAAATACTTGATACCTTCTCTGGGCGCGGATGCTGAAAACACCGTCACCACTTGAGGTGCGCAGAAGAATATGTTGGACTTCTGCCTTCCTGCTGTGATGGAAATCTTCTCATCGAAAATCTTCACCTCTGCCTCTTCCTCATCCAACAGGTTCAGATAGGGCATGATGGACTGACTTGGTTCAGAAAAATTGAAGACATATTCTGAACCCTTCTTCAATTCCAACACATCATTCTTCACATCAAGGATGACAATCGCATCCTTGGAATGTTGCATCAACATCTTTGACTCAATCTTTTCCGATGTCAGTTTCAACTGAACACTTTCAATGGAAAAGTTGAGAGTAGCCTTCTGCAAGACACTCTTGAGATTTTCTACATTCAATTTCATATTCACACTCCGTTTTATTTATAATGTAATTATAACAGGAATAGGAGAAAATGTAAACTATCTTTTTCTCCATACTCCAATAAGCCTGCCATATCTGTCATAGACAGGGAATATCGTCTTGTGGTTACGAACAATAAAATTTTGCAGCCTTGATGTCAACGGTTTTTGTGTCTGCATGTGGTCACTCCATTGACATCTACAGGAATGTCGTTTTGGACAGGACGCACATCTTCCCCGTCGAGTCCGAAGACCTACATCAGGTTTTTGTTCATCGAACATATTTTCCTGCTTCTCTCTTGGAGATACCAAACTGTTCACACAATTCTGATATCTCTTTTTCTCTTTGTTTGTCTTTCTCTGTTTTCTTTGGCCATCGGATAAATCGTTTACCCTTTGGAACCTTGTAATAGTAATACCGATAAATCATTTCATCCGGCAAGTTGAACTGTAAATGATTTATATCATTCACTATTTCAACGAGCTGTCTGTCGTGAGAGAGCCATAGAGAAAGGATATATGCAGGTGCAATCCTCTTCTCATAGTCCATTCCCGTTTTCAGAAATATCGTGTCGAGAATGTTGAAAAGTGTCCTCTCCTTCATATGATTCCTCTTTTTAGCAGAGAAACAACCATCGTCACAAAATTGATTTCCTTTATTGCAACCAGACCATCACGATACAGATGTTCGCCGATGATGAGAATTGCATCTCCCGGTGACTTGAATTTATCCACATTCTCATATAAGTGAGCGTAGAGGTCTGGATAGTTGATGGAATGATTTCTCAAGAGCTTTCTCACTTCATCAAGGTCTTTCTTGAGTATCGAATCAAGAATTTGTTGATGAACCTCTTGAACCTCATCCATCTTTATCGTTTCTATCTTACCATCAATCGTATTCAATTGTAAAGTGTGGATGATTTTTCTGACATCGGGATAAAGCTGTTTGATGATATGAACGATGGCCTTATTGTCCTTGACTTCCACCTTTTCCTTTTTCAGAATGTCCATCACATGCCGATAGATTTCCTTTGCAGGCGGATTATTCAACTCGATGACCTGACATCGGGAATGTATCTCCTTTATCATTCGATGTCCGTAGTTACATTGAAAGATAAAACGGGTAATGCTTTCCACCGATTCAATCAAGTCCCTCAACATCGCCTGTGCGCTGTCGGACAGGTGGTCACTCTCATTCAGCACCACTATTTTCATAGGGGTTGTTCCCAATGCGGTTGCGAAGGATTTCACCTTTGTCCTCATGGCGTCGATGGATGTTTCATCCGAGCAGTTCAGCTTGATGTAATCCAGCTTGGTGGTTCTCAAGAAGATATTCGTGAACGTCCCCTTTCCGACACCGGGAGGACCGACAAGCATCAGGTTGGGAATTTCCACAAGTGCTTTCTTCAACTGTGGCTTGACGACATCGTTCAATATCATCTCGTCAAATGTTTTCGGTTCATACTTGAATGTCCATATTGTAGTTGACATATCTTACTCTCTTTCGTTGACGACAGATTTCAAAAGTTTTGATGGCCGAAACTTGATAACAGTCTTCTCTGGAACTTGAACATCCTCTCCTGTCTTGGGGTTCTTGATGGTTCTCGCAGAACGTCCAAGAAGGTAGAATGTTCCAAGACCAATGACCGTCACCTTTCCATCCTGAACGATACCATTCATAATACCGCTCACAACGGAATCGACTGCGAGCTTTGCATCTGTCTTCGTGATATTCATATCACTTGACACAAAATCAGTTAGGTCTTTTCGATTCATACGCACTTCTCCTTTCTCATATTCTGAGCATAGATTTTCTATTTGTGACCATTCTACCAGACCTTTATGTGATTGTAAACATTCGAATTTTGAAAAAGAGCAGATATTTTTTCTGTCTGTTTCTGATTTTTCGGAAAGACTTGAAATCATTGAGAAAAAAATTTTTTGAGTTACATATTTACATTTCCGACTAAATAGTGTATACTCTGACACAGTTCATTGGAAATTTGGGGGCGTCAAGGTTTCGACGCTGTTAGTGAGAACGTGAGGTGCATGCAGAGGAATCCGTTGGCCTCTCTAATCAGCGGAAACGCAATAAACGGCGACTTCGTTTATGCACAAGCTGCCTAGTGCAGCCCCTCTTGAAACCGTTCTGGTATGTTTTTGGTGATAGAGGGATAGGAAACATACCCCGTTTTCTTCAAGTTTTTTGCCGACGTGTTTTGGTGAGGATACGGTATACAAAAAACGTCGCCCGGAAATTCCCGTCCGGTGGGATTTCCGGTGAGATACAGCCGGACTAAGCATGTGAACGACTTTACGTTTGAAGAATAGCGGACGCCGGTTCGATTCCGGCCGCCTCCACCAGAATACTCCCGCATGGTGAAAGGGTATCACGGATGGCTGTTAACCATCAATTATTGGTTCGAATCCAGTTGCGGGAGCCAAAATATTTTTTTTTCTGATGTTTACATTTTTATTATTTCGTGATATAAATAATACTGTGACCCCATTCGGGGCCGAAATTATTATCCTATAGAGGATGGTGAAAAAATTATGAAGAAGTGGCTAGTTTATTTCATCGCGAGTTTGTTTCTCCTGACAGGCATCCCGGCTTATGCTCAGACTGGCGCCGCTTCGCCCGAAGTTCCCAAGAAACAGGAACAGACAGTGAAGAAGGAAGTAAAGAAGGATAAGAAGGCCAAGAAGGCAAAGAAAGCCAAGAAGGCAAAGAAGGCCAAGAAGGCAACGAAGCCAGCGAAGAAGGCAGAAGGACCAAAGACAGAACCCGTCAGACCGTAACAGGTCAGAAACCCCCCACGAAGGGTGAGGTCTTTCGGGCCTCACCCTTTTTTTGGCTAAAACGGAGGCGAGGATGGACGTAAAGACCGCTTTAGATTT